TCCTCGAGGATCTTGTCGGCGTCAGGAAGGGTACGACCGTCACCGAGAAGAACCGCACGAGCGATTTCCTCGTCGAGCATGAGCCGCATCTCACCCTTCATCCAGCCCACCACGTCGAAGTCAGTGATGTCGAGAATATCATCCCGATCAAGCTTCTGCTTCTTGTAGATGGTCTGAGGGCCGGTTTCGCGGCGAGCAGTCCCGTAGAACTCCTCCTGCTTCTCGGAACCGGTGATGTAGCCCTTTGCACGGGCATCGTCATAGGTGAGGTCCGCCCAGTGGGTCTTCACCCGGCTGAACGGGCTCTTGCGAGCTCCACCAATGACGGACTGCACCCACTCCTGGCGGCGGGTGTAGAATTCCGGAGCCGTGGTGAGTGCTTGAGCCTCTGGGAAGAGGACGTCAATCTGATTGATGCCGTGAGAGAGCGCATAGTCCTGAACGGCTTCCTTGAGGGAGCCTTTCTTCGTCGCATCGGCGACGATGCCCTGGACGTCTGCATGGGAAAGAACTGGCCCAGAGGCTTCCTTCTTGTCCCCTTCCTGCTCGAACACATTGCGGCTTGTGCCCATGTCTGAACCTTCCTTGTCGGAGTTGTCGTGTGAAATTGTTGCTTCATCGGCTTCGCCGACATTGGATTGCTTTGCTTCTTCGACGTCATCAATAGAAGTATCGAGCGCCTGAGCGATCAGATAGTGGACAACGTCCTTCTCTTTATCACTCATTGCTTCATAAATGTCTTGGATGGTTTCCCCTTCCTCATCAGCGTGAGAAACTTCATCCTCTTTTTCCTCCGGGGGATTTTCCTCGGTGTCATCAGCATGTGCCAGCGACTCATGCTCGATACCAAGACCGGTGTAGATGATTGCTTCATCCTCGATGAGGGTTTCGTCACCATCAGCATGGCGAATTGCCACGGTTTCGATGACGGCACCGGGGTTTGCGCCAGACAGGACGAGACTGACTTCACGAATTGCTCCGTGAAGAACCTTCTTGCCGCGTTCGACGAGGTCATTCGCCCAGATGGAAAGCATGGTGATGTCACCATGTTCCACAAGACTACGTGTATGTTGAGCCTTTGGTGAATCGTTGAAGAAGGCGTATGCGTACACACCATCTTCGCGATACTCCAGGACCGCATGTCCGAGCACGTTCTCCGGTTCGGCATGACCGTGTTGCCAAACGAGCGGAACTTTCATCCGGTCCTGCTGTTTAAAAGCACCAGGCATGATGGTCCGGCCGTCGGAGCAAAGCAGTCCTGCTTTGGTTGCGTACCCGCTGAAGTCAGCTGCTTCCATTTTGACTGTTCCTTTCCAAAGGGTTAGTCCCTGTTTCAGTAGGTTGTTCCTCTGAAGTTGTATCTTGCTGTGGCATGTTGCTGTTCCTCAGTTCATCAGCCTTGGGATCCTTCGACGGCTTCATTCCAATGACGCCACGGATTTCATTCGCCGTCATGATCTCATTCCTGGTGAACTTGTCGGCAATCTCTGCCAAGTCCTTAACAGGGACCAGCCTAAACGGGTTCTGGAAGAACTTGATCTGTTCCCGCTTGTTGACCACCTTCCGGTTGACGAACGTTCGGTTCATCGCTTCGACAATGGCGGTGATGATGGGTTCGATCGTCCTATTGAAATAGTTGATCATGGCCGCATCATCGGCGGTACCATTCATTACTTCCTCTGTTAGCCCGAGTTGGCCATACAGCATGTTGGTGAGGTATTCGATTTGCTTCAGGAGGTTGTTCTCGGCAGGGCGGTTGAGCTGGGTGATCTTCTCGGTACCGTCTGTATAGGCAATGCCGTACTGGCTACCCTTCAGCTGGAACTCGATGTCAGCCCTCCGTTGTTCTGCCTGCTGCCTCCTTGCTTCTGACTTGATTACGTAGGGGAGTTGGATGATCAAGTCCAACTTGCCAGAGCCCAGTGCTTCGTCAACCGAGTCCAGAAGATTCAACTTCCGGATCAATCGCTGAAGTGTAGAGTTAGGCTCGTTCATTACTGAATAGAGGGGGTTCTCTACAACCGCTGTGATACGCTTTGACATGGTGATCTCTGAACGAGACCCTTTGTCGATGTCGTACACACTTGTCTTGATGTGTCTCGGATACCACTGAGTAATCCGACCAACACGAAGCGTTCGGACGTCCACCATCTCTTCAGTTTCTTTGTTGTAGAGGTGGTCAACAGGAACAATCGCAGCGACACCTTCGTCAAAGAGTGTCAGGACGATGTCTTGCTTGAACGCTCGAGGCGCTTGATCAAGATTCGCCTCGACGGAGAAACATTCGTTTAGAAAGCTGTCCATGTCATCGGCATAACGCTTCTCTTCGTCCAGTTTGACGTGACGAATGTCCAATGCTGCAACATCGATTCCGATTCTGGTGTAGATCGAAGAGATGATGGATCGTTCATTCGGGAATCTCGCCCAAGTTCGATCTGGTCGGAAAGTAGTTGCTGGACCAAGGTCTTGATAGAGATATTGAGTCGCTTCTTCCCTACGAAAGGCGTTGAAGATCCCTTTTACACGGTCAATAATCGCCATATGTCACCTCCTCTAGTGGTTCAAACGTATACCCACGATGTGTTTTCAACTGTCCCGTTAAACACATACTTACACCAGAAACATCTCCGTTTATTGCATGCGCACAACTAGACAAGCTGTCAAATTCTTCTCCAGTTTCAATTATGCGAACTTTCTTCTTATTCGTTGCATACTTCTGTCCATTTGCGTAAGCGTGTTTAATATTATCGCTTTGGGTACACCACTCGAGGTTGTCAACGTTGTTATACGAACGATCACCATCGATGTGATTGACAATCGTTAAACCATCGGGTTGATATAGAAACGCTTCGGCTACTAAACGATGAATCTTCTTAGTTGAAGCCATTCCTTCATGGTACAATTGAACGTGTGCATAACCATAAGTATAGAACTCAGAAAGAATTCGATTTCTTTCTTTGTTATACACTCTTCCGTAAGAAGATACGGAATAATTCGGGAAACCGACGATCGTCCTCCACTCTTCCATACGAATCACTCAAAGCTTTCTTTGTTCGCCTTGTATGCAACGTACGCGTCCATCATGGCCGACACGTTGTCGATCTTTTCCTCCGCCCTCTTCTTGAGAAGTTTGCGGTTTCCGTTAGTATCTTCAAGTGTGATGGCATTGCCCATGGCGAACTGCATGAGGTCTTGATCGAAGATCAGTTTCCGCTCCTCGGCAAGAATCTTCAACTCACCGAGTGGAACAGACTCTGTTCTTGCGCCCTGAATGACCTTCTCAATTCCAAAGGGGCCATTCTCTGCTTCCCATCTGGTGACAAACTCCTTTGCATTGTAAGGGTCGAAGCCGAAACAACGAACGTCATACTCGTTTGCCAAGATGAACGCATCGAGATCTTCGTAGACTTCCATCATGTCCAGAACAGTTCCCTCGAGAACATGGAGACTTCCTTCTTTGATGAAATCCTCATACTTCATCCGCATTGCTCCGGGAAGTTTCATCAGAGTCAGAGAAGTGATGTAGCTACGAGTCTTGATCCCGAACGAGTAGTTCTGAAACGGGAACATGAGCGTGAATGCACAGAAATCGTCGCCTTGAGAAAGGTCAGCGCCTAGAGCGCAAGGCATTCCCCAGAACTCGCGTGCGCGATGGGGAATTGTGTCTTCGTAGGTGAAGAAGTAGGTGTATCCCTCCATCGGGATTCCGAACCGCTTAGCCAGAATGTCGTTTCTGGAAGCGGGAGCCTTTTCGGCTCTTTCTACGTCCAAGTGGTACACTTCGTACGTGACGGTCAAACCTAGATTGGGATTTGCCTTTAGCCATGTGGTCGGATCCGACACTTCTTCGACTTCGTCAAGTTTGTAATGCCAGATAGAAACATGCGGCGCTTGATACTCCCCTCGAAGAATGCTAGCGAGTTCCATTTTGATTGTATCACCGGAACCGTTGCGGACTGTTCCTTCAGAGCTGATAGCCACGATCAAGTAGTCCTCCATCTTGGAAGCTCCTTGCTCAATTGCTCCGACAACGTCTTCTCTGATGTCGCCGCTCAGCCATTCGTCGATTGTAGAGATCTTAGGCCGCAGACCTTGCAGCTTGTTGATGGTCATTGGCCGGACTTCCAACAGAGAGCCGGTGAGAAAGTTCTCAATGCCCTTCTTGGTGGAAGCAAGCTTGACTCGTTGTGCTCTAGAGCCAGTGGTGTTCTGGAGGGACCCCTCGGTAAGGAACTTGAAGAGCGGGCCCCTGGCCCTGGTGATGGCGGTGCGGAAGGGACTCATTACCTCCTCTGCCTGCTTCATGGTAGGAGAGGTAGTAATCTGGTGTGTGGTTGAGGTATCTACGTTTAGGTAGAAGGCCTGGATGCATGCGGCATACATGGACTTGGCTGCGCCTCGGGCCACGATCAGGTACTGCTTGGTGGTGAGCCTCTTCTTGACGAGCTTCTGGACATAGTGTCCTCCACCCATGCCGTCTGGTTC